ATTCACATACAAGAAATGAGAAACGGAACTGCTTGGAAAAACCTTTATGAACAAAGAACAAATATTAAGTGAATTACGTAGGATAGAACAAACTTATTGTGTTGGACACGGCTTCAAGCAATATAGGAATTATTACTTGCCACACGATGTTGTTAAAAACTCCACTAGGCTTTTAAGTTTTGGGGTGAACAATGATACAAAATTTGAAAATCTAGTGTGCGAAGATAATGATGCCATGCAAGTAAAATTATTTGATCCGTCACCGGTAGCAATAGATCATTGGAACAGTCATGATTGGTCGAGAAAAAAACAAATGCAATTTTTTCCTATTGCTTATGCTAAAGAAGATGCTATAAAAAAGTTTTATGTAAGGAAAGGTGTATGGGGTGCAAGTTATTCTTTACATTCAAATCATTTGGAAGATCATGAAAGAGAAGACATAAGTGTTGAGTGTTTATCGTTAAAATCATGTATGAATAAAGTTAATTGGGATCATGTAGACATTATAAAAACAGATATAGAAGGAGTATGGGAAGATTTCAGCAATGAATTGCTGACAAATAATACCGGCGTAAAATATTGGATCACAGAGATAGAACTTAATTTAGGCAATACCAGACAAGAAGGTTTACAAAAAATGGAAACTATGTGCAAACGATTTAAAGATGCTGGTTGGAAAATTTATATCAATCGTGTGCGTAAAAAAGCAATGAGCGAACTTATTTTTGAATCTCCTCAAGTGTAAACAATGGAGCGTCTTTTCTCCGTTCAATCTCCGCTATAATATTCACACTCAATCTATCAAATAAGGTTTTTGCCCTAGGTGTCACACCATGTACTGATTTGTTGGTATTAACAAACAACACAAAACTATTTGCTTTGTAAGGTATTGTTTTTGCCAAAGTTTTTTCAACGTTTTCTGGTACTTCTCTTCCGGTGTTAGCATAAACTTGTTTTATTTCGTCGGTTTTAAATATTTCAAAGTTTCCACCTTTTGTTTTGTCATCTCTTTGTCGAAAATAAAGTAGTCCAGCATATAATTCCAAAGGATTATCGAGGTGTGTGGTTCGTGTAGTAGATTCGTAAGGCCTATGCACAACAAATTGTGTATCGGTGACAATCTTGGTATTGCCTTCGGTGCCTCTTACTCTGACATTTTCTCCTATATACTTTTTGAAATTAGTATTAAAAATATTCAACACTTGCTCGTAAAATTTTTGCGATGTGTGTAACTCAAAAAAGTCTTTCCAAATATTTGGCGTATTGCACACGTCTTTATTCAGCACATCGTCTGCTAGATATCTATGTGTGTGCGATTGTATTGCCTGTGTGTTGTCTTTAATAGCACTTACAGGAAAATTTTCGTATAGGGTGTCAAAGGTCTTTGTTGGATACACATTTTCAATGTAGATGTGTGGATAAGGATCGTAATGGATATTGTTTGCCTTTAAGTTTTGTAAAACATTTAGGTCCATTAACTGCTAAACAAATTAATAAGTTCTTTCTTCCAAAGGTCGCCGTATTCACAATCACGATAACCGTCGAACCACGGTCCGCCTTCTGTATAATGCAATATTTTTGGTGTGCCGTCTTTTGGTTCTGTGTACCAACCGACTAACCAATTATATTCACACGGCAATGAACCTATCTCATTGTCCTCCAACCAACTGAACCTATGTAAGTATTTTGCTTCTTCTCTGTTCAATAGATCCGGTGTTAATATTTTGTTCTTTGGATGCTCACAGTTCCATAAAACCATACTTGACCAATTTTTTCTTGGATAAACTGTCTGCGTCTGTCCGTCCATCTTGGTTGTTTCTTTTGGTGTATAATCATGTTGAACACACACAACGGCTTTTGAATTGTCGCAGTATTTTACTAATTCGTGTGATGGTATTCTCCAAAGAAAATCACAATCACAGAACACTGCCCAACCTTTGAAGTCATTTAGATAAGGAACAAAAAACCTTGTGAAAGTAAATTCTGTTGAAGCAAGTTTATCCACAGGTCTTGTGTATAATCCTTGGTCACGCATTTGATTTTGTTTAAGGGGAATCACCTCTGCGGAGGGATCTCTTCTTTTAATACTGTGTTCGCATACCTGATACGCTATGTCTTCTCTGCTGTCGTGTCCTACGTATATTTTCATTTGTTTATTAACTGATGTATCTGTCTCCAGGTATTTACACGGGTAACATCCGGGTGTGCAAAATCTCTGTTATACTCATGATCTATAATAATACATCTTAGACCGCATTCCAGGCCAACCTCAACGTTGTGTGGCTTATCCTCAATCCACCATAAACCTGTGTCTCTAAATTCGTTTAACACATTATTTTTATCGGCTCCTGTGTCAAGTATGTGATAGTTCCTGAAAACATCTTCGCCGTAAATTTCTGCTAACCTTTTTTTCCTTATTTGTTGTGCTGGCAGATCAGATGTTTGACTTGTTATTGGAATAAAAGTCCAGCCTTCTGCGTGTATCAATTTGACCCACTGTACTGAATCTCGCATTGGTTCTTGCGTATACATCCATGCACTCTTGTTGAATTCACGTATCTCTTTCCTAATTTCGTCTTTGGTTAATCCAAATCTTTCTGCCATCTCGTAAGTATTTTGTGTGTTAGGCAGTAGTCTGTAAGGATAAATTTTTGTGCCTGTGGTTTGATGATAATATGATCTTTGTAACATCCATTTTGTAAAATGATGTTCCCATTCTAACAATACTCCGTCGACGTCGGTTAGTATGATTTTATTTGATGTTTGCATCTTCCATACCGGCTACCCGTAGTTTCACAATGTTCGTGATTTGCCACTGCTTTTGATCTAGTCCCTTTATAATGCCTAACCATTTGTTTCTCAGCAAGGCAAACTCGTTAACAATTTTTTCCATATCAACCACGTCTGGTTCACCGTCTACGTATTTTTCAACGTCTCGAGATGATAATGCTCTTTGATAATTTTCTAAATATTTTTTGAAAGTCTTTGATCGAAGTTGTCTTTTTTCTATGTTGAGATATTCTAATATTGCCTCTATTTCCTGCAACTGATTGAATCTATGTTCAACCAATCCTGGCATAGACGCAGAAGATTTTTCTATGTTGCCAAATATCTTTACTTCCTTTTTGGCAGACTCTAACTCTTTGTAATAAAAATTAATGCAGTCTGGTATCTTTGAGATGTCCCTACTTACGTCGGTATACCAAGACATTTACTCGTCCCACGATTCTAGTTCACCTTCCGATTCATCTTCGTCCAAAACGGTATCGATGGCTGTTTGTAGTTTTTCATCATACTCGCCGCTTTGTTTCAGTATTTCCGGATCTACTCCACCGTCAATAAGCGTCTTGACGTAGTCAATAGCACAATCAAGTTTTACTCTCTCGGGTAGGTATGAAGCAACTGATATCCAAATTTCTTCAATTTGTTCAGGCGTCATCTGTTCCTCCGTCATCGGTATTCTCCTGGTCTTGGTTTGTTATGTTATGAAAATCTTTCATAACTACATCTAATTTATCACCAGTCCAGTTTTTTCGGAACTCTTTAATTACTTTGTTGTCAGAAGATTTGTACTGTAACATGTTACCTGCCTTAGTTAACAAACCTTTTTTCTCAAAAAGATCAACCAAACCACTGTAAGGATCCATTCCGGTATCATATGGAATTTTTACTTGAACGGATTCAAAAGGTTTTGCGTAACGTGTTTTCATAACCTTACATGCCGCTCGGATTCCTCTTACTTCTGATATTTTATTTCCGGCCTCGTCTTCTTTAAGTTTTAATTTTTTCATCGCAATAACTATTGAACTCGCATAAATGAAACCTTGTCCACCTGATATCTTATCGTCAGGATCAAACATATCTTGCGAAGCGTATGTGTGGTTAGTAGCAATCAATCCAACATTCCAACTACCAAACATGTTAACACAGTTTCGTACTAAAGCCGTAAGTGCCTTAGGCTTTCTACCCAGATCGCCTTTCATTTCTCCTTTTTCAAACTGATCAACATCGGTTGGAGTCAACAACATTCCTAAACTATCTATTACAAATAAAACTTTCGGTGCTGTTTCTTTTGCCTCAGAGTGTTGTTCTTTATAACCTTTCATGAACTCAGAAACTGTTTTTGCGACGTCGTCTATCATTGACAAACTTAATTTAAGAAGTTTTTCTTCTGATGTGTCAACATTTAAAGCCTGTAACCATTGTTCATCTAGTGCGTTCTCAGAGTCAATTAGGATTACAAATATGCCTTGTTCTTGTGCATTCTTAATGATATTACCTGATGCTATGTAAGACTTGCCTGCTCCTGATTCGCCTGCAAGTACAGATACTTTTCCTAGTGGTACCCCTTTGTTGAAGTCGCCAGAAATAAGATAGTTCAAGGCAAAGTTTCCTGTGCTGATCCAGTCTGTAGGATCGCTGAATCCTATGCCAAGTCCTTGTATTGATTTTGTTATACTCTTTCTAAATTTTGTTACGTCAAATGGTTTTGTCATAATTTGTCTCTTATAATACTACCTTATGACCGTACTGTCAATCAATACGGTCATTGGTATTTTATTTTTATTTGCTTTGTCTTGATCTTATCAATTTCAAGATATCTTCTGCTCTTTTGGCACTGTCAGTGCTGTTAGTAGCCGCTGGAGCCTCCGTCGCAGTCTCGGTCGCTGGAGCAGTTTCTTTTACCTCAGCATTTACCGGAGCCGCAGTGTTTTGTACTGGTGCGGGTTGACTCGATTTTGGAACAGATATTTGACTTGCACTTACTCCTGCAGGTCTATAGTATTGTCCATACTTCTCAAGGTCATACGCCTCACCTTCCACAGATTGCTCAAATAATTCTTTAATTATTTTTACTTCAGCATCTGTTGGTTCTTTTGGTCTAAAGTCAGACAAGTTGTGTAAACCGTATTTGTCAATTGCGGCTCTTTCTGCCTCATCTAACGCTCTTTCTCTTCTAGACCATTTTGATGTAGAATAATCAGCATAACCACCTTTTGAAGTTTTGGTTATTCTAAAATCAACACCTCTCACACTGTCAGTTGGCAATTCTTCCATTTCTGGATCAAGCAATGCCGCCCTGATGATGTTAAAGATTTGAGGTCCAATGATAAATCTTCTTATTGGATTCTCGGGTGTTGTCTCTTCTGCTAATGGATTTTGTGTAACAAATCCTTGGAAAATATAACTTTTCTTTTTCCAATATTTTCTACCCATGTCTTCCATGCTCTTATCTTTGAACCATGGTCTGACTTCTGTTAATACTGGACAAGTTTTTCCATACATTTCCATACAAGGAACTTGTACCTGTATAGGCCGCGAATCTGCCTGTCCTTTTATTCCAGCGAATGGCAATTTAATCATTGCACGTTCCATCCAGAAAAAAGTATTGCTTTCGTCTTTATCTGGTAAGAATCTTACAACAGATTCCTGTCCTTCTTGTATATTCCAGTGTTC